TATGTATAGTCTTTAATTAGACCACCAGTATTCATTTGTTTTAATGTTTTACCAGAAGTATTAATTTGCATTTTATGCGTAGCAAGTGGAACAAATAAATTAACGATGTTGAAACTTCTTTTTGGTGCGTAACAAAATGCTGTAGAATATAAAGCATCATTTACAGCTATATTGTAAACTACATCTTTCCATGATTGTAAGGGATTTGGATTTCTAATTAAATCAAGTACCCAGTGATTTTCTACTTCATCACCATTGTCTTTATATAGTCTTGGAACTCCAGAACTAATCATTTGTGCTTTTTTATCTACGATTGTACGTAATTCTGGAATCTCTATATAATTTTGAAATGGTTTTGATGTATCAATCCATATTGCTTGCTTCTTTCCAAACAATTCATTTTGGTATCTTTTGCCTGCATCCAACCATTCTTCTATGTTTCGATTAGGTGTTGGTATGGGTGTTCCAAAAAAAGCATTCCAAAAAGACGAGTAACTCATAATAAAAATTTTATATTTGTACAACAAATTTAAAGAATTATGAATAATAAACTCAATTCTACATATAAAATTAAATCTCAAGGATTAGAAATTAAAGATGTAGATGCAAAATCTCGTAAAGTTGCTATGTATTTAGCACACTTTGGAAATATTGACAGCGACAATGATATGATTGTTAAAGGTGCTTTTTCTAAGTCTTTACAAGAACGTGGTGTTGATTCTACTTCTAACAGAAAAATTGCTTATTTACGATACCATGACTGGAAGATGCAAATAGGGAAGTTTACTGAATTAAAAGAAGATGAAAATGGATTGTATGCAGTCGGAGAACTTGGAACTTCTACTATGGGTAATGATGCTTTGTGCGACTATCAAGATGGAATAATTAGAGAACACTCCATTGGATTTAAGTATATGCAAGATAAATTAAAGTGGATTGAAGATGCATCTATGGAAAAAGGTGGTTACTGGTTGGTTTCTGAAGTTGCACTTTGGGAAGGTTCTGCTGTTACTTTTGGTGCTAACGAATTAACTCCAGTATTGGAAGTTGGTAAATCTGAAGATAAAGCAAATTTCATTAAAGGAATTTCAGATGAAATGAATACAATTATCAAAGCATTGGCAAATAATTCAAGAACAGATGAAAGTTTATATGGATTAGAAATGCGACACAAATTTTTATCTTCTCAACTTTCTGAAATAGCAACATTAAATATGGATTCGCACAATCCTAAAGAATCAATCATATTACCACCAAATCCAGAATTTGTAGAAAAATCATTTGATTGGAATAAAGTAATAACTAATATAAAATAACCATGGCAAAGAAAAACTCTAAAGAAGAAAAATTAGTAGTAGAAAACAAAGAAGAAAAAGTTGTTTTAGACACTAAAGAATCTGTAAAATTTAAATTTCAAAACGCACCATTTAATCCAGATGGAAAGATTGAAGAAATTACTGCTGAATTAGCAAATCTTTTTACAAAACAAGGTTATGGGAAAGTTTATTACGAGTAGTTACCTACAAAATAAGTTTGAGATTACCACTGGAATGTACTCTAGTGGTAAAATCAATTCTTACATAGAAAGATATGAAGAAGTTTACTTAGCAGAAATGTTAGGTATAAATCTTTACAATGAATTTATTGATGATTTAGACGTGAATTTTTTACCTACTTCAGATAGATTCATTAAAATATTTGAACCATTTATGGAAGAAAAAGACCTTAGAATATTGATTTCCAGAGGTGTAAAAGATATGTTAGCAGGTTTTATTTATTTTGAATATTTAAAAGACCAGATTACACAATCTACTCCAGTTGGAATTGTGAAACAACAAGGTGAAAATTCAGTTCCTATACATTCACATACTACAATTTATGGTAGATATAATGAAGCTGTAAAAACTTATCGTGCAATTCAAGATTATATTTTTTTAAATCAAGCAACGTATGATGGGTTTAGAGGTGTTTTAAAACAATATGCTTATTGGTTATGATAGAAGTTGGAGAATTATTTAGGGATATTGTTAGTGGAATAGATTGTTTTATCAATGTTACAAGTCGTTCTGTTTCTAGTAATGGACAAGGATATGTTATACATTATACTTCAAATACTAAATGGGCAAGATATGGAAAAACATTGTATGGTTATGATGATTCACAAGTGCAGTTTGGACAAGAGATAATAGCAGTTTCAAAAGATGAATATATAATTACTAAAGGATATTTAGCAAAACAAACTTACTATCGACTTACTACACCATTTCCTATAGTTGGTACTCCGATTGCTACAAATATAGAATGGACTAAATATTCAAATGATTTAACTACAAAAACACCTTTGATTTGGTTGTTAGAAAATCATACAGAAAAAGTTTATGGTGCTGAAGCTAGTCTTGAAAGAGATATTAACATGAAAATTTTATTTCTTGATGAAACAAACATTTTAGATTACACTATCGAACAGCATAGACAACAAGTAGTTCAGCCTATGATTAGTTTGCAAGAAGAATTTGTAAAAGTTATTGACAAAAATGCGATTTACAAAAGATTAAAAGATTTTAATAGAGATACGTTCAGTAGATTTGGTAAGGAAACTGAAAATGGAATGATTAAAAACATCTTAGATGCAAATTTAAGTGGTGTTATGATTGATATTTCAGTTCCGAAATTTAAAGATATGTGTAAATGTTAGTTTTTAGTTTAAGCCGATTTTCACTTAAATGAACAACCCAATATAATATCAAAGTAAAAAAAAAGTTTATTAACAAAAACAAAAACAAAGTAAAATGGAAATGACACCAGAACAAGTAGTTGAGAAAATCAACTCGTTAATTGCAGAAAAAACTGCAAACTCTGTATCTAAAGAAGAATTAGATTCATTTAAAACACAACTTACTTCATTGGAAGGTAAAGCAGACACTACAGAATTTAAAACTGCTA